AGGTAGGTGTGACCCGCCGGGTTGGCCGGCTCCGAGTAACTGGTGTACTGCCAGGCATCGACGAGTTGCGGTTCGCCGCCCTCGTAGCCGACATACAGGTTGATCTGCTTGCTGGCGATCACGCGGGAGAGGCCAACGAAGATCCACGTGTTGTTCGGCAGGTTCGTGTCGAAAAGGTGCTCGACCGTCACGTTGGTCCCGAACGTCCCACCGTACTGGTGCTTGTACCGGAGATCCCACGCGCCCGATACACCCTCCACGAGTAACTTGAAATTCATCCCGTGAATGCCCAGATGATGCCCCTGGGAGAGGATCGGGCCGGAGGCGTTGCTTGGGAACTTCACCCAGACTCCGAGCGCTATGTTGCCGATGAGAGCGGGAATGTCGGACCAGGCGAGCTGATCGCCGATCTGAGTACCGAACCACCGGCCCTGTGTGAGCGGGTCGCCCCCGCCATCCACCGGCACGGTTCGTTTTGCGCCGTGGAAATACCAGGCCAGTAGGGTATCGCCCACGTCGGGCGCCGTGGCAAACGTGATGACGTTGTCCACGAGCGTGTAGTCGGCACAGGGATTCTGGATGACGCCGTTGACCGTCAGCCGGAGCGATTCCGGGGGCATGACCTGGTAGGTCAGCCAGAAGAGCGTATTGACGCCATCCTTGATGCCCTTCGGCGTCTCCAGGATGATCGAACCGGACCCGGAACCAGAGGAAGCGTTCCCCGCCACACCCGTACTCGGCGGGCCGATCCGGGCGATCTCGGCCAGTTTCTCCAGGTAACTCACAGGCGGGCTGTGCGGCTCGGCGTTGGTGCATTGGACTCGATACCGCCAGAAATCCTCGGCCCCGGTCTCCCATTCCAAGGTCACCGTTTCGATGAGGTAGTCATCATCCAGGGCCAAGGCCGTGTTGTGGATGTGGATCTGCTGGCCCGGCTCCAGGCCATCCAGGTATGTTCCGAACGTCGGTTTCTCGATGTCGAGGGCGTACTGGCGGAGCCTGCCGGCGCCGATGGCCTCCAAGGCCGCGACGCTGCCAAGCCATCTCTGCTCCTCGACCGCTTCCCAGATCCCGGAGCTGCCCTCGATTGCCGCGCGCGCGGCTTGCTCTGCCGCGTCATCGACAGTCACAACCTGGGGACCAGTCGTCTCGGGCGTGGTTGCGCCCACTGCCACCCATGCACTGTAGCCGGGCCGGTATTCGACAGAGCAGATTTCGCCGCCAGCAAACGGGGCATGATCGAGGCAGTAAAGGCCACACCAGTTGCTCCGGTAATAGAAATCGTAGCCGCCGGCCGGAGGGCCGTCGCCTTCCGCAACCTGGACGAAGGACCGATAGATGCCATCGACAACGACTTCAAGCACCTCGGCCGTGACGGCGCGGGTCGGGATGACCGTCGCCCCCGCGCTCGCCGTCCATGGGAATTCGCCGGTGGCGGACCCGGCGCTGGAGGCGACGATGGCCTGAGACCGGACGTGCTGCCGGTTGCGGTAGTCCTCGTCCGATTCCTCGAGCTCCAGATCGAACCACTCGCCACCATCATCGGTCAGATCGAACGGGGCGGTCCCTGGCGTGGGTAGGCAGAAATGGAGATCCTTGCCGAAGTCGATCCACCAGATATAGCCGCCCGGAGCCACGGCGCAGAGCCGGTCAAAGGCGCTCCTCACCGTCTCGTAACTGAAAATCAGGCTCTCGTCGATCACTACCGGCGGACTGTCGTTGGCGACGTTATTGGTGGTGATGCCCTCGCCACTCAGCCCAGTCTCCACAATGCGCAGGATGATCTCGTAGAGCGACATCCCGAGGCCGTAACTGCCGGAGATGAGACGGCGGGCGGGGATGCGGTTGTAGTCGGAGGCTTCGACCTGGAATTCTAAAAAGCCGGTCCCCGGTGGATTCCGCTGCTGGATTCTGGAGATGTTGCCGGCGAACCAGGTCGTAGCACCGCCGTCACTGATCTTGAGGGGCTGGCCGCGGACGGGGGCATACCCGGCGGAGATGTCGGCGCGGAAGATCCCGCGGAAGGTGGCGACGCCGTTCGCACTCCGGGTTATGTGGACTGATCGAGGGGCGAGGTACTCGGTGCGGTCAACGAGCGGCGTTCCGATCTCAACCTTGATCGTCACAGAAGTTGGCCGTTCTCTTTCGCCTGGCGGATGAACTCATTCAGGACGTACTGGGCGAACTCGCGGTCCCGCTCGGACCCGCCCTGGACGTTGACCGTGATCGGCCCGAGGATCGGCAGGCGCAGGCTGGGGTTGCTGAAGGCGCTCACGTCAACCGGCGTCTCGCGCATCATAGCCCCTGGTACCGAGGGATGGGCGATCTGCTCGCCCAACCGCACGAGGGCGTCGATGCGCTGTTTTTCGGCGTTGATGGCGTCGGTCATGTTGAGGATGCCCCGGCTTATCAGGGTGTAGGGGACCTCGAAGAGGTACCCCAATTCGGTTATCCCTCGCATCACCCCCTCGATCACCGGCTGCGGCTCGGTGTTTCTCCTGATTTCCTCGGCCAGGCGCACCAGGTTGTCGATGCGTTGCCTCTCAGCTTCGATGGCGTCGGTCATGTTGAGGATGCCCGCCCCGATGATCGTATATGGCACCTCGAAGAGGTAACCGAGGTCGGTTATCCCCTTGAAGCCCCCTTCGATCGCGGTCAACTGCCGGGCCGCGGCGGCCTTCTGTTGGGCTGCGATCGTCACGTACTCGTCGAGGGATACCCAGCCCTGGGCGCGGAGGTCGGCCAGGATCTCTTCCTGGCTTCTGCCAAGGGCGAGCTGCTCGTTCGCCCAAGCATGGAGGCTGCTAGTCGAGGCGCCGACTTCGGCGGCAACCCGGGTTAGCGCGGCGGTTACGCCGGCTACCGGGCTAGTATAGGCACTCGGAGCGGTTGCCTCAGTCTCAGGCGGCTGGGCGGCGGCCGGGGCCGAAGGCGGCGGCGCCCCCTCTGCACCGGCCGGCACGCCCTTGCCGGCGAAGTAGTTGGCGAAGAGATCGTAGGTGCCCCAGGTGTACTTGTAGATCCCCCAGATCGGCTCGGCGAGGTCCTTCAGCCAGGGCAGGAACTCACGCTCGGTCCTGAGTTGGTCCAGGAGCACGTTCAGCGAACTCCGGCTGGTGACCTCGATGCTGCCGATATCCTTCTCCATCCGGCGGGTCTGGAAGTAGCCCAGCACGTCGGTGATGGCGGAGACTACCGTCCCGATGGCGGTGACCGCGCCGGTCAGGCCGCCGGTGACCGCACCAGCGGCGCCCGTGCCCGCTCCCGCGCCCCCGGAGACGACATTCCCCGCAGCATCCCGCACGACGTTCGTCGCCGCCCCGGCCCCGCCGAACATGCCGGCGAAGGCGTCGCCGACTTCCTTGATGCGCGCCGCGAGGCCGCCCAACCCCTTGCCGCCCATCAGGTCCGCCAGCGCGCCGCCGATGAAGTCGCCGATGGCCTTCGTGACGGGCTGGATGAACGTCATGATGGCAAGTTTGCCGATGTCCGCGAACATGGCTTTCAGGCGCTCGAAGAAACTGCCCTTCTCGCCGAAGAGCATCCCTGCCCAGTCATCGACTGCGCTCTGGAAGATCCCGGAGACCGACTGGGCGAACTGCTTCCAGACTTCCTGATGCTTCCCGAGTAGGACTTCGACTTGACCGAGACGCTTCTGGATGTCCTTTGGGATTTCCTCCCCGGCGGTCTGGTACTCCGCTATCCAGGCCTTCAGCATCTTCTCTTCGGCTACCAGGACCTGCCGGGCGTGCTCAGGAGCCTCGCCCCATTGCTTGACGATCGTATGGTAATCCGCGATCATCTGATCCGCCGTCTGGGTGTGAGCCAAGCCCATCCTTCCCAGGGCGGCCTGAAATTCCTGGATTCCCGCGATGGCGTCCTTGACGTTCTGGGGATACAGAGTCAGCCAGGTCGCCGGCTCGATCTTGGTCTGCCTGAGGGCCGCCGCCTCCATGTCCCAGAGGGCCTTCGTCATCGTCTTGGCGAGGTCGGCGTTGGACTGCATCCACTGGGCTTGCACCTTGTAGGCTTCGGTCCAGAGCTTCGTAACCTCCTCGCGCGCTCTCTCCGCGTCCTCGGCCACCTGGTCAAACGCTTTGGCGGCGTAGGTCGGGTCCGCGGCGCGCTGCGCGCGCTCGTATTCCGTCCAGGCGCGCCGGAGTCGATCAACTGAGACCGTGCCCTTCTCGAAGCCGAGCCAGAGCAGCTCGTAGTTCGCCTTGGCCTTGTTGACGGCCTCCTGGAGGGCTTTCAGTTGGTCCTCGGCGCTTTTCACGATTGGTGCGATCGGCGGAGCGGGTGGGGGCTTCGCTGCTTCGGCACGCATCTTGTCGTAGGCCGCCACCACTGCGGCGGCATAGTCCTTGAGTGACTTCCCGCCGCGCTCCACGATGATGCCCTGCGCTTTGAGTTTCTCGTTCAAGGCCTCAATGGCGCTTTCAGCCCTCTTGTAGTCGGAAGAGAAAGTCTTCTGGAGCCACTCGCCCAGTTTCCAGCCGTAGAACGCCGCAGCCGCGACCCCGGCTGTTTTCCCGAGGTCCAGGAGAACTGTCTTGATCGTTCCGCTGGAGGTCGCCAGCGCCCCCAACCCCGTGGTCAGCGTCGGCACGATGCCTTTGAGCATCCCGAACGCCGAGACCAGTTGGCCGGTGGCGAAAGTCAGCGGCCCGATGGCGGCAGCCAGCGCCAGGAATCCCAGTATCGCCGTCTGGAGCGGCCCCGGCAACTCGCCGAATCCCTTTGCCAGGCCCGCCACAAAATCAAGCACCGGCGTAAGGCTGCCGAGGATCTGCTTCCCGAGTGGCAGGAGGGCCTCCCCGATGGAAGTCAGCGTCGCGGTGAGCTGGTCCTTCAGGTTCGACCACATGCCCCTCAGGCTGTGTGACTGGGCTTCCATCATGCCGCCGAAGCGCTTGTTCATGCCCTCGATGATTGCGGGGATGCCCTCGGCGGCGCTGATGAGGCCTTTCTCGGACAACTTCATGACCTCGGCGACGCTCTTGCCCATCTTGTCGGCGAGCATCTGCCAGCCGCCGATCCCGGCCTCGGTGAGCTGGCGCATCTCGTCTGCGGTGATCTTGGTCTTGGCGTGCATCTGGCCCAGGGCCACGGTCACCCGGTTTAGCATCTCCGTGCTGCCGCCCATCGCGGAGACGGCGTTCCCGACCGCCGTGAGCATGGGAACGACATCCTTCGCCGCGAACCCGAAGGTCAGCATCCGTCGGCTGGCGTCCACCAGACCGGGGAACTCGAAGGGCGTCTTCAGGGAGAAGTCCCGGAGTTGGGCCAGGAACGAGGTCGCCTGTTCCGCGCTGCCCAGCATGTTCGTGAACGCGATCTTGGCTTGCTCGAAGTCGCCGGCCACCTTGACGGCAGCCAGGCCGAGGCCAACCAGTGGCAGGGTGACAGCCATGCTCATCTTCGCCCCGACATCGGAGAGATTGGCGCCAAACCGCTGGAAGCCCTGGGCGACCTGATCCACCTGCTTGTTGACCAGCCTGAGCTGGCCCTCGACAGCCCCGAGTTGGGAGTCAAACTGGCCCTTGTCCAGCCCCAACTTGACGATCATCTCGCCGATGGTCATGGTTTTCCCGCCCCGCTGATTAACCGCCGCAACCCCTCGGCGACCGCCGCCAGGATCGCCGGCCGGGCCGCGGTGATCGCAGGCCGGACGGCTGGCCGCGCGCGCATCTTCGAGGTGCCGTACTCAAACATGGTCGCCAGAGATTCGCCGAGCGGTTTCCCGGCGCGCTTGCCCCATTCGACGTAGGCCGGGGCCCAGGGTCGGGCGCGCCCGCGCTTGCGGACGCCGTATAGGGCGGCAGTCGGCTTGCCGGCCGCTGGCCGGGCGAAGGCGAACAACGAATTGGCAACCTCATGCGGCCAGCCGCGGTCCTGGGCAGATCGCCTCATCTCCCATTCGCCGATTCCGGCACCCTGGCGGAGCACGTCGTAGACTTCCTTACCGTCGAATTTGCCTTGGAGATCCCGGAGGCGGGCGACCAGTTCCTTCAGGCCGACGACCTCTGCCGCCTTCCCAGTTCCTATCCGTATCGCCATCAGGTTTTCTTCCTGCGCCCGGCTTTCTTCCGGCTCACGACACCCGCCGCTGTTTGCATCTCATGGAGGATCACTTGCGGGGTCCTGGGGCTGGCAGCCGGTCGCCTACCGACTGCCGCGGTGAGCGGCGCCAGCCCGGCGCGAGCGTTGAGCACCTCTTCACGTTTGGACCATGCCTCGAAGCAGGCGCCGACCTCCTGGGGAGTGAGCGCCCAGAACTCGGCGACGCGCCCACCGAAGGCAACCCAGTGCCCGACCAGCCCAAGCCAGTCCCAGTCGGCTACTGGTCCGCCGCGCTGGGCCTGGCCGCCGGAGGGAACGGGGCCACTGGCGGCGGCTGGAGTTCCGCCCCGAGAAGCCGTGCGATGGTCTCGAAGACGGTGCGCACGTGGGCGGGCAACAGATCCGCGAAAGTGGCCTCGGTGAGACCCTCCTTGCCTAGGAGGGCCTCCCAGAGTATCGTCACGGCATCTGTTTCGTCGCGGTTGAGCAACTCGCCGAGATTCTTGGCCCCCAGGCGCTCCTTGAGGCGCTTCAGCCCGCCCATCGTGAGCAGGAATCGCGCCTCCCGGCCATCCGCGAGAACGAGGATGATGGGATCGACAGCGTGCGGCATCCGGCCTCCTACGAAATCTCGGAGGCCGCGGCCGCGAGATCCTCGGCGATCTCTTCGCCGTCGAACATCAGGGTATACTTGGTGGTCTGCTCGCCGTCCTTCGGCACGGCCGGCTCGAAGTTGGCGACCCGCGCCTCGAACTCGAACCCCACGAAGAGACTGCAATCGTCCTCCGTGGGGACCTCGAAGCGCCACCAGACTTTCGTCCTGTCCGCCTTGAGCGTCCGCAGAACCTTCTGCGGCGCGTCACTGAGGTCCTGGAGTAGCGTGAGGAAGGGGTCCGCCACGTTCTCAAGCCCTGGCTCCGCCCGTTTCAGGCGACTGCCGGGCAAATGGACGGTCTTGTCTACCCGATCCGCCGTTTGCACCGGCAGACCGAGATCGACGATGTTTTCAACCTCCACCCAACTGGTGGGGGAGGCGATCGAATAAGCGGCTTTGCAGCCCATTCCGATCATGGTTACTACCTCCTAGGGCGACACTTCAGGGAGCGCCGCCAGAATCCTAAAGTCATGTGCGAAGTGGTGAACCCTGGTATCAGCCTCGAACCCGACGTAACCGGGGCCACCGTGAAAAAGGATCAAGACGGCACTGTGATAGCCGTCGAGCGCGGCGATGATCGGATCGGCCAGCTCCTCGCCAGTGGCGTAGTCATCCGAGAAGACCGAAACCTGGTAGAAGGTCCAATCCCGGATCGGGCTGCGGCCGGCGCCGTAGGTGTGGAGCGGTTCCGCTTCGGAAACCGGCTGGTGTATCACGTAGGGCCGTTTCAAATTCTGCCAGTCGCCGGGAACGCGGATGCGATCGGCGGGGACCAACCCCGTTATGCCGGTGCTGGGGTCAACCAGCGCTGCCTGAACCGCCTCGGTTACGGTCATGTCGTCAACTCGCGGCAGATGAGAGTGAGGCGATCGCGCCGTTGCCCCGCTTGGACATCGAGGATGTCGAGCGATCGGGCCTTGCCATCATCCCACCAGAGGATGCGCATCTGGCATTCGACGCCGGAGAGGTACTGTAGGCGCACCTGATAGCGTGCCTCAGGCCATCGTTGCTGAGCCGCCTCGAATTCCCGCCCGGCGAGCGCCTGAACCTCGGCATACACGGTCCGAAAGGTCTCCCAGGTGTAGAGGTCCTCGCCTCGCGTGTTCTGCCCGGAGATGGCCTTCCGCTGAATCTGGACCTGATGGCGCAGGCGGCCAGGGTCGAGCGGCAGAGCCGCCCGAATGCGGTCATAGAAATCTGGGTACTGCGCCATGGCTCAACAGGGACTTGATGGCCGCCGGGATATCCTCGGCGGAGAGAGCGCGCGGCAGCCGGTTGCTGTACCAGTCCGCGATCAGCAGCTTCATGCCGATCAGCACGCGCTGCCCGGCATCGGACCAGAACGGATCGTCAGTCGCATAACCGGACGTGAACCGGATCAGCACTGCCGAGGTCGGCCAGGCGGTGAAACTCGGCCAGGAGCCGGCATAGGGCGGTCGGATCAGGCCGGGTTGCTTGGCCGTGTCCACGATGTAGTCGGTGTTCTCAACCAGCGGCGTCCAGTCGCCGTCGCTGTCCCGATACTCCACCAGATCCACGGTCAGGAGCGGATCGCGGAGCAGGATTTCCGTCGACTCGAAACTGTCCAGCGTCTTCTCGTACTGTTTCTCGACGAGGTCCCGTCCCTGGAGGCTTTCGGCAAACTCGCGCGCGGCGACGATCAGGGATTCCAGAAGCGCGTCGCGCTCATCATCTGCCGGGCTGAGAGCCGCCAGGCCCAGGAAGTGTTCAACCTCGCCAACGGTGAACACCTCAATGTAGGGACTGGCGGGGCTGGCGGCGATAAGTCTAAGGTTTCCGGCCATCATCGAACTCCGAAAGTGTCGGCGGTCTGCCAGTGAAACTGGAGAGACCATGCCGAGCTAGAAATGTCGCCAAAGGAGTGCGCGGCGTGCCGAACTTGTCCGTTGGTTCCGGCGGGGCTGCGCCTATGCCCCTCGGCCAGTATCGGGGCGCGAAGTACCGATCCGGGAAGTAAGTTCCTGGGAACATCAGGTCTTGTCCAAAGTCACCGCCGTCCGGTTGCCATCCGCATCAACGGTGGCGTCGATCCGGTTCTTGGTGTCGCCCACGTCACGGACCTTGACGTTCGTGGTGGCCGCCCCGGAGAGTTTCCCGGCCAGGCCGCTCAGGATGATTCGCACCGCCTGGCGCGGCGTCCATGCCGTCTCGATGCCATCGGCGCGGTCCAGATGGGCGTCCGCAACCGCATTCCGCTCTGCGCCGGTCAGCGTCATCGCGTCACCGGCCTGCGCCGCCGTCTTCGCCGCATCGTAGGCGCTCGTCAGCGTCATCGCATCGCCGGGCACCGCCGGCGCCGGCCCCACCTCGAAACACAATTCCGTCGCCACCACCTTCCCCGTCGCCACCGTCCCGGTCATACGGATGGCGTACTGCCCCTCCGCGTATCCCGTGGTGTCGATGGTCCCGCCGTAATGCCCGGTTTGGCCGTCCTGTTTCGTCGGCGCGGCCAGGTCGCCCCAGACACCCGCCGGAGTCCGCATCCGCGCCGTGGGCGTCGTCGGGTCTTCCACGCTTCCCTGATCGTTATGGAAGTTCTGCCCGTAGAACACCAGGGTGCCCGCAACATGCCTCCCCAGGTTCATCGGATCGTCCCCCAGGGGCCGGTTTTCCCGCCGCCCGCAGAGATCGCGTCCAACAGCAACGCCACCGCCGGCCGATACGCCCGGTCTGTCGTCCCCCCTGAGCCTTTGGTCACCTGGTAGATGCCGTCGCCGTACTCCGCCATGACTGCCATACGCGCCTGAGACCCGAAGTTCATTCGAGCGGCCGTGATGTTGTTGCTGTTCTCAGCGCGCATGGTTACATCATACTGCATCCCTCGCACGATGACGACCGGGGTTAGTAGAGGCATGGTGAAGCGAGCAGCGCTGGCCGCTGTCTCTGCGCAGTTGTACACAGCCGTCGCGCCGATCTCAGTACCGGTCGAATTGTAGATCCTGCCACTATAGGCGCTGCCAGCGGTGCACGCGGTCGCCCCAAACCAGTAGATGGCGGCGACCCTGCCGGTGTAGGCCGAACTCCCGATGCGGATGCCGTACTCGCTCTGCGTCGAGCCGGAGTTGTAGTTCGTGGCGGTGGCCGCGTACCCGTCCGCGAACCCAGGGTGGCAGAGCGGGTACTCGACTCCGCCTACGGTGATCGAGGCCCAGTGTGAGCCGGCGCTCTTAGATCCCCACGTCCCGGCGTCCTTGGTGATCCTGTACCCCCAATAGAAGTAGTGCGATAGGTTTGCCCCA